CATCGATTCATTGAACGTATGGGTGTTGAGGATTTCATGGATATGGGTATGGATCAACAGGCTGCAGCTGATACAAGAGCGTATGTCGATCAACTTAAAAGTCGTATTGATGTTATTAAGAGCAAGGACGAAGCAGTTAAACAATTTGCTAAACAAGAAAAGGCTTCAGAAGCAGCAAAGAAACTAGAATTATTTATGTTATAAGGCGGAGATTGATTATGAGTACTGTTAAAAAGTTTGTACAAGCGTTTGTGAATGAGTGTCGTTATTTTATGGAAGATCCTATTACTAACGTTGCGGGAATGATATTCTACTTTGGCCTCGGCTTTGGTGGATTTAAACTAATTCATTGGTTGGTGACATAAGGAGTAGCTTATGCTTGACGATATTATTGTAATCAGCGCTTACTTTATCTGGGCGGCTGTGTTATACTTCAGCTTCAAAGCATTCTTAAACTTTATTGTATAGCTAGGAGAAAAGTTATGAAAGACCGATTTGATTTAGAACATGATATTATGAATTGTTGGGCTGTAGTGGATGATGTTGATCTGTTAATGGAAACGATAATGGATAATCCGAAGTACAGCGATATACCTCCAGAAACTATGGATAGAATAGCTAATTCATTGCTAGGCATTAAAGAGCTATACGCAATGCGGTTTGAGAAACTATGGGACACATTCTTAGCAACATATCAACTAGATGAGCACAAACCAAAATGAAAGTAGCTATATTGAATGACACGCATTGCGGCGTACGTAACTCATCGAATATATTCTTAAACTACCAAGAACGATTTTATTCTGAAATCTTCTTTCCATATTTGAAAGAACATAACATTAAGAATATCTTGCATCTTGGTGATTATTATGAACATCGAAAGTTTGTTAACTTTAAAGCTCTCAACCAAAATCGTAAAGTATTCTTAGAGCCACTTAGAGATAACGATATCACTATGGACATAATCCCAGGCAATCATGATGTGTTCTATAAGAATACAAATGATTTATGTTCTTTAAAAGAGCTGCTAGGTCATTATACTTCTAATGTAAACATTATTATGAAGCCTAAAGTTCTTGACTATGACGGTTGTTCTATTGCCGTAGTTCCATGGATCAATAATGAAAACTATGCTGAATATACAGACTTCATTAGAAACTGTAAAGCATCTATACTTGGTGCCCATTTAGAATTAGTTGGTTTTGATATGATGAAAGGCATGCCGAATACTCACGGTATGGGTACTGAACTATTTGATAGATTTGAATTAGTTATGTCTGGTCATTTCCATACTAAATCTAATCAAGGCAATATCCACTATCTTGGTGGACAAATGGAGTTTACATGGTCTGATTGTAATGATGATAAGTATTTCCACATCTTTGACACTGAAACACGCGAGCTTACTCCTGTTAGAAATCCTATCACTATTTTCAAAAAAGTAGTGTACAATGATCAAAAAACAGAGTATAATACATATGACGTAGAGACTCTAAAGGATAAGTTTGTCAAGGTTGTGGTTGTCAACAAGTCTGAGCCATATCTGTTTGATAAGTTCATTGATCGTATCCAAGGAGTTGATACTCACGAATTAAAGATTGCAGAAACCTTTGATGAGTTCTTAGGTGAGAATGTAGCTGACTCTGAGATTTCTATCGAGGATACCACTACATTGCTAGACTCATATGTGGATGCTGTAGATACAGATTTGGATAAAGATCGGATTAAGACTATGATGCGTGGATTATATGTAGAAGCACAGAACCAGGAGATCATTTAGTATGATTAAGTTTAAGAGTGTTAGTTGGCAGAACTTCTTGTCGACTGGCAATGATATGACTACTATCCAATTAGATAGATCGCCTACTACATTAATTGTAGGGCAAAATGGTGCAGGTAAGTCAACCTTACTTGATGCATTATCATTTGGTTTATTTGGTAAACCACACCGTGATATCAATAAACCTCAGCTCGTTAATACTATTAATAATAAACAATGTATTGTCAAAGTAGCATTTCAAATTGGTGTACATGACTTTGAGATTATACGTGGCATTAAACCTAATCTGTTTGAGATTTATCAGAACGGTAATATGATTAACCAATCTTCTATGGCACGTGACTATCAGAAGTTTCTTGAGCAAAACATTCTAAAGCTTAATCATAAGTCATTCCACCAAATTGTAGTGCTTGGGTTCATCTTCATTCATTCCATTCATGCAGCTCCCGGGTGGGCACAGGCGTGACGTGATCGAGGATCTATTAGACATTAATATCTTCTCTAAGATGAATACTATTCTTAAAGAGCGTAGTGCTGTTATCAGAGAGAAGCTTAAAGACATTAACTATAATATCGATTTGATGAAAGAAAAGATTTCTATTCAGCGTAAGTATATTAAAGATATTACTGAGATGAACGATGAGCAAATCAAATCTAAGCGGTCTTCCATAGCTTTATTTCAAACTGAGATAACTGATATGCAAGCAGCAAATAATGATTATTCTACATCTATTGAAGTTCTACAAGAAGGACTCAATGATCGTATGAAGAAGGCACATGATAAGAAACAATCGTTGATGCAGTATCAAGCACAGTTTCAAACTCAAATGAAGACTGTAGTAAAAGAAGCTAAGTTCTATGAAACCAATGATAAGTGTCCTACATGTACACAAGATCTAGATCATACTATTAAGAAAGAAAAGCTAGAGTCATCTAAGAATAGAGCAAAAGAACTTCAAGAGGGTATGGCAAAGGTAGGTGAGCAAGCATCTGTGATAGATGAAACTATCACTGAACTTAATGAAATTACTGATAATATTAGAAAGAACACTGCTGGTATTACTACTAACAATCGTGACATTGAAAGGTTACAAACACAAATCACTAAGCTTGAAGGTGAGATCTCTGGATTAGAATCACGCGAAGGTGATCTAGGTCAAGCTAATTCAGATCTTGAAACTCATTTTGAGAAAAGCAGTACTCTGACTGAACTAAAGCTATCGATGATTGACGAACGATCATATAATGAAGCTGCAGGTGAAATGTTAAAAGATGGTGGTATTAAGACCAAAGTGGTTAAAGAGTATCTGCCTGTAATGAATAAGTTAATCAATAACTATCTACAAGTTCTAGACTTCTTTGTGGCATTTGATCTTGATGAGAACTTTACCGAGACTATCAGATCACGTCATAGAGATACATTTAATTATGCATCATTCTCTGAAGGTGAGAAACAACGTATCGATTTGGCATTACTATTTACATGGCGTCAGATCGCACGTATGAAAAATTCTACATCTACTAACTTATTGGTGCTTGATGAGACGTTTGATTCATCTCTTGATCATGACGGTGTGGATAATCTGATGAAGATCCTTGGTACTCTTGAGGACGATAGTAATGTGTTTGTTATATCTCATAAGGGAGATTTGCTAGATGGTAAGTTTAGATCTAAGATAGAATTCATAAAAGAGCATAATTTTAGCAAAATAAATGCAAAATAGCTAAATTAACTGTGTACATCCCTCTCAGACTGTGGTATAATGGATACATAAATTGAGAGGAGAGACTCATGATTAGTGAATCAAATATACTAGCTAGGTTACTTGCTAAAGAGAATATCAGTGTACAATACGGTAATTACCAAACCGCTTTCTTTGATGTAGAAAAGCGTGTGCTTGGGCTTCCATTGTGGAAAGATCGTGGCAAAGACGTACACACATTATTAGTTGGTCACGAGGTTGGCCATGCATTATACACACCTGCTGACGGATGGCATAGTTCTACTACTGAAATCCCAGGCATCCCTCGCTCATACATAAACGTTGTTGAAGACGTACGTATTGAGAAACTTGTTCAACGCACCTATCCAGGTCTTATCTCCTCATTTAAACGTGGATATACAGTGTTGAATAACGAGGATTTCTTCAAGATCGCGGGGCGTTCTCTCTCCTCATACTCTGTTGTTGATCGTATCAACATCAAAGCTAAGCTCCGCGATCTTGTTGAAGTTGAATTTACTGAATTAGAAACTCCTATTGTTGAACAGGTTATGGCTGTGGAAACATGGGATGATGTTATTAAAGCATGTAAAGCATTATATGACTTTATGAAGGAGCAGCAAGATGATGAGCAAGATGTATCGGCCAGTCCTCAGATCGATTTTTCTGATGAAGAATACGATTTCCCAACTGGTGACGATTCTTCGGAGGACAATTCTACTATGGACGGTTCAGAGGCAATTGAATCGGATTCAGAAGAAGATGAAGCTGGACAAGAATTGGTCAAAGCTGAATCATCCGCTTCCGAAGAATCCGACGAAGAATATAAATCCTCAACAAAAAGTTCAGAAGTAAATACTGATATTGATGTAGTAGAAACTGACGCTGCATTTCGTGAAAGCGAAGAAGATCTTCTTGATAAAGATGAGTCTGGAAGACAGCATCTATATACAAATGGTTTTTGTAAAGCTCAAGTTGATGCTTGTATTATAAAGTATGCTGATCTTAAAAAGGCTAGACTTCGTAAACTTGAAGAGCATTCAATTGCTCCTAAATTACATGAAGATGAAGTTAAGTCAATTGAAGTTTTCGAACAAGAGACTAAAGGCGTAGTAACTGTCATGGCTCGTGAGTTTGAAATGCGTAAAGCAGCATATCGTTTGCAGCGTGCACAAACTTCAAAATCTGGAACTATCAATGTAAATGCCTTGCATAGCTATAAGTACAACGAAGATATTTTTCGTCGTGTTACACAGCTAGCAGATTCAAAATCACACGGCATGGTTATGTTCGTTGATTACTCTGGATCTATGTCAAATGTTATCGGTAAAGTTATTCGTCAGGCAGTAGTTCTTGCTGACTTCTGTACAAAGGTGAGTATCCCATTTGCAATCTATGGTTTTACTTCTGTATATGGAGACCGTGAAAGCGTTGGAAATTTTCCTGATCATATCTCTGAGAAAAACTGTAGCATCTTTGAATTAATTAGTTCTTCCCTATCTAGAGCTGATCAGAAAGAAGCTCGTGAGACACTTCTAAAACAATCTGTTATTCTTGATACAAGCTGGAGATGTGCATTTGCATCTGATGCTGAGAACCTAGGATCTACTCCATTGTATGAAACAATTCTTTGTTCAGAGTTTATCATCAAAGAATTCAAAGCAAAGCATTCAATTCAAAAAGTAAATGCTATATTTCTTACTGATGGAGAAGGTGACAGCTTGTATACATATTCACCTTCTTACGATCACAATGTTAGAACATATGGAAGTGCACTGGCGATTAAGTTTAATAACAAAATCGTTAAATCAAATTCTCGCTATAATGTTGGTTCTAATCTACTTACAGAACTTAAAAATATCCCTGGTGTATCTGTTATTGGTTTCTTTGTATGTAAAGATATGTACGAATTCAAAGGACAAGTTTACAGAACTTATCGATATAACGATAAAATCACTACAAATGAAAATATAGCAGATGCTAAAAAGGCTTATAATAAAGATAAGTTCTGGTCAGTGGACAATACATTAGGATATGACAAATATTTCATACTAAAAGGACATTCATTAAATACTGAAAATGATGAATTATCTGTAACACCACATGCTACAAAAGCTCAGATCACAAAGGCATTTAAGAAGCATGCATCTTCAAAGAAAGGGAATCGTATACTTGCCATCTCAGTTTGCTAAGCTGGTGGCATAGTGTGATATTATTATCACACCTGAAATAAAAAATGAAAAAAGTTAAAT